TCGGTGCAGTTCTCGGTGTCTCTGCTTTTCTATTGATGGCGTGGGGCGAAGCAGTACGCATCAGTAACAAAGACGACCAATGACTGTCGCAGAATGGATCATCACAGTAGGCGCAGTTGTCGCCGCCATTGGTGTCATCCATCGCGCAGTTTTCTATCCAATCTTCAAATGGGGACAACGCATTGAACACGCTGTCAGCCACGTTGAGTCAAACATGAAGAACAACGGCGGTACATCTATGCGTGATGCGATTGACCGCATCGAGAAGCGTCTAACAACAGTCGAGGACTACATCACCAAACCAAAGTAGGTGATAAAGTCGGCAGTCCTATGACACACGCCGACATCGAAATCCTGCTGAAGTATCTAGTGAAAGTAGTGGTGCCACCGGCAGACCACGACGACTTCATCCGAGCTGTTGAACGGTTGGAATCCTTGCTACATAAGGCTAAGAAAGTCGCATAAACCCCGACTAATATCGGGCTATGACCGCACCAAAGAACTGGCTGACCTGCCCTAACTGTGACTACGGATGGGATGTGAACGAAGGCCGTCACTGCCCGCAATGCCGCACAGAAGGAGAATCAGATGGAGAAGACTGAGTACCCCATTGTTCTTGTCAAATGGGCTGATGCTTGTGGCGAAGAACCAGGTTGGTTATCTCTTGACACACTCGAAGATGACGGTGAAGTAATCGTCAACAGTGTCGGTTTTCTTATACCGCAAGACGAACCAGGTTCCAAAAAGGATCACATCACGTTGATGCAATCTTTCCATGATGGCGAAGGAATCCACATTTTCCGTATCCCCGCGGGGATGGTTCGGTCTATGTCTGTCATTCATTTTGAGGACTAAATATTTCTGCTTGACTTTGATACACCCCGCCGATAATGTGACGGTCAATCGTTATACAACAAGGAGGGGCTATGGCTCTACATCGTTATCGGATTGCCAAACCAGAACACGGTGGGCAAGACTGGCTGAACATTCGTTTCCGAGATGAAGAAGGAAACAAGCGTGTGTCGGCATCAGCTGTGGCAGCAATCTACGGGTTGCATCCATTCGTCAAGAAAGACGCATACGCAGCAGAACTATTAGGTGATGTTGCACCTACACCAATTCCACCGAACCCTGCAATGGAACGTGGCAACCGTTTAGAACCATTCGTTCTTGAATGGGCCGCCGACAAGATTGGTGTTCCGTACATCACACCCGAAGAAATGTTCGCCGCTGATTCACCGAACGGTGCGCGGATGGTTTCCACACTCGACGGGTATTACGAAGATGGTGACACCCGAATGATTCTTGAAATCAAAACCACAACGCGCAAATGGGAAGGCAACCTGCCTGACTACTGGCGTATCCAAGGTATCCAACAAGCTATCTGTGCAGACACCAACGAAGTGATGTGGGCTGTGTTTGATCCGTCAATGATTCTGCATTTGCATCGACAGATAATTACACCGGCAGAGATGGCTGAACACATCAGTGCTGTTGAAGCCTGGTTGAACGCTATCGAGTTGGGGATGATGCCAACAGGTGTGAAGTGGTCGTATGAAACTATTGCTACCCGTTACAAGCGAAGCGTGAGCAAGATTCAAGAGTTGCCCACTGAGACATCTGATTTGTTTGACCGTCTTCGCCATGTCCGTAGCGAACTGGCTTCCTATAAAGAGTTGGAAGACCAGTTGAAAGCAGAGATCTGTGACTTGATTGGCGACTGTGATACCGCTACCATCAACGGTACAACAGTTGCTACTTGGAAGGCACAAGAACGCAGCACCTTTGACGCGAAAGCGTTCAAAGAAGCGTACCCCGAACTGCATACACAGTTCACAAAAACATCAACAACACGTAGCTTTCTCTTGAAGGGAGAAAAATAATGGAAAAGAAAACTATTGGACTTGGCGATGTACTCGCCACATACGGTGTGCCTGACCCGCGCATCGTTGGCAAACTACCTAAGGGTGGAATCCAACTTGACTTCGTTGGTCACGCCGACGTAACCAAAATGCTTATCGAGATTGACCCGTGCTGGTCATGGGAACCAGTAGCGTTTGACGCTGACGGACTGCCCGCATACCGCGTCGAGAACGGGCTGGCACATATGGCGGGCTGGCTCACTGTTCACGGTGTACGCCGTCTCGGTATCGGATCAGTAGCACACAACAAACCTGACCTGTTGAAAGAACTCGCATCGGACTTCATTCGTAATGCTGCTATGCGTTTCGGTATTTGTCTGTCGTTGTGGACTAAGCAGGAATGGGATGACATCCCTAGCCACACACCTACACCGGCACCGAAGGCAACCCCGAAGACCACACCAAAGACTGATGGCTTGCTATCTATCGCCCAGGTGAACCAGTTCAAGTCTGCGTGTGAGGCACGTGGCATCAACCCCGACGAGGTAGCGAAGGCTGCTGGTTTGGGTGACTCAGAGAAGTGGACTGAAGGCGACCTTGCCAAGCTTCGTACCGCATACAAGAAGATGTCGGAGGCTATGTAATGGCTAACAAAAGAACAGTTGACCCTGACGCATCAGAGGCTTCGGCACACATCATCGGTATCCGTGTGACACCGAAACAGTTAGAAGAAATTGGTTTGCTTTGTCAGGCCCGTGGCATCAAGCGGTCACAGTTGCTTCGTGATCTTGTTCGACAAGCGATGGAGAAGGAGTTGGAGAAGTGAGGGACTATGTGTACATCGACGACCACGACAATGCGATGACAGAAGTAGCCAACGAACGTGACACCTGGAAAGAGATTGCTGAGGCTTTATACCTTGCTCTTGAATGTGAGAAGGGTCTTCGTTTGGCAGGCATCACAGATGACACCGGATGCCCTAACTGCGCTGGTGTAGTTGAGAAATACTGGAAGGCTGTACACGATGCCGCATGACATCGACTCGTTAGAAGACCGCATCACTTTGCTTCGACATCAACTGAAAGAGATGAAAGCAGAAGTCAAGGAACTGCGCGAGATAATGAACGGCCTTGCCCACGCTGTAGCCCTGCTCAATAAACCCAACAAGGACAAGCAGTGGGTTCAGGAGTATTACCGCCGTTGGGAAAACAAACACAAAGACTGGTGGAATGTCTGATGATCCACGGAAGAAACGGCTATGTGAAATACAAATGCCGGTGTGAGATTTGCCGTAAAGCAAACAGTGACTACAAGAAAAGCCGCCGACCTGTCGCCACATTTCAGTTGCGTCTTGATGGGTCTGTCTTGGTGGAGCGTCTCCGTGCTGATGACCGTTTGAACGCTGTCGGGAAACGCTCTGCTCAACGTTGGGTGCATGAAGGCATTGATGTGTATAACGCTGACCGTATGTGCATCAGGCTTGGGTATCACCCCATCGAGATTTGGGGTCAAGACTTTTACGAAGGGTGCCATAGTGAGTAAAGCAAAACAGAAAGGCACTGCTGCTGAGACTGCGGTAGTGAAGTTCCTACGAGAGAACGGTTTCCCCTATGCGGAGCGTCGAGCTTTGCACGGCACCGTGGACAAGGGCGACATCACCGGCTGTGGGCCTATCGTGTTTGAGGTAAAGAACCACAAGACAATAGATTTGGCTGGCTGGATCAAAGAACTAGAAGTGGAAATGGTCAACGCTAAAGCAGACACGGGTGCTGTTATCGCTAAGAAGCGTGGCACTACCGACCCTGGTGAATGGTATGCGGTGTTGCCGACACGGGTTCTTGTTGGGTTGTTGAAGCAGGCTGGTTACTAGGTGCAAATCGTCGTAACCCTAGATGAATACGAACTCGCCCACGCAGCAATGGCAGGCTGTCAACGGCGTATCGCATCCATCGCGAAAGAACGGCCACAGTTCTACGGATCAGACGAACGTAAGAACTACTGGCAAATAGACATCATCGGGATGATTGCCGAGTATGCGGTAGCGAAAGCGTTCGATAGGCATTGGCAACCCGCCACCAACAAACGCCTAGCTGACCTACCAGGTGATGTCGCTCACTACCAGATACGTTCAACAGAACATCGAGACGGTCATCTGTTCCTACATCCGAAAGACAAACCTGCCGACTACATCTTGTGCATCGTGAAAGAGAACAAGGTTTTACTGGTTGGCTGGATTGATTTGGCTACC